ACTGTATCAAAAATACAGGAAGCGGCATTAGAGGAATTTGGTGCAAACGGTTATGCCGGCGGAACAATCAACAACATCTGTAAGAGAGGCATCAATAAGGGGCTTATCTACCACAACTTTAAAGATAAAGACGAGCTCTATCTTGTATGCCTGGAGAACAGCTGCAAAAAACTGGTCTCGCTAATTGAGGAAAGCGGCTGCACTTCTGACCCGCTGCAATATATGGAGATTCGAATGCGCTTTTTTACAGAATACCCCAACGAGGCGCACATTTTCTTTGAAGCTATCCTGCAGCCCCAGGAAAAATTACGGGACAGGATAAAACAGATTTTAGAGCCCTTTGAGGAGATCAACGAAAAAATCTACCGCAGTGTCATCTCCGGCATCACACTGCGGGACGGAATCACGGAAGAGGATGCTATTGAGTATTTCCGCCAGATGCAGTGTATGTTCAATGGGTATTTCAGCAGCTTTTCCTACCGCTATATGACGCTGGATAAGCAAATCAGGGAACATGAAAAAAGCTGCGGCAAGGGTCTGATTGTCACCACTCTGCCCCAGTCTTTGGGCACTTTTTTCTTTGTAACGCTTGTCTTTGCCATTGCATTTTTGCTGGCAGGCGCGCCTGTTTACCTTGCCTTTATCTTCGGCGGGATTGCGCTTGCTACCCCCCTGCGCCGGCCTTGTCCATCGTAAACGAATTCCACGCAAAGGGGCCTGTAACCAATACATTGCTGCCAATGGCGGTGTTAGATGACATCGTGGCAATCATTGTATTTTTTACGGTCAATTCCGTTGTGGCCAGTTCTGTATCGGGCGGCTCCGTTTCGCTGTATATGATCCCTGTGATGATTCTTTTTCCAGTCATCATCGGCCTCGTTACATGACTTCCTGCCGGACGGCTCTTAAGCAGGGCCAGGGGGCGTATACAGACATTCTCCGTCCTGCTTGCTGTTATAAAACGAATCTATTTGAGGAAATTAAGTTAAATATCCCATATCCGTCAACTCGATTGCATATTGCCTTACCGTGTCCTGAAATACCAAAAATCATGACAGACGATTGCTATTGGCATATTTATCCTTGTCGGCCTATATTCCGTTCCGCGAATTGTGAGGTTATCTCTTTTACATTCAAATGGTGTTTTTGCTATGTGGAGCAGACCCTCTGTCACCGCATTTCAGCTTTGCCGAGAACACGCAGCAGCAGTTATGGCTCCGCCCTGCATTCTTCCTCCGCTGTATCCCTGTCCGTCAGATATTTTTCAATGGCGCAGGGCGTCTGCCCCTGCATGAAAAGCCGGTAGATGAGCCGCACGGTCTCCGCCTCCTCTGGCACCACCTCCATTTGCCCGTCCTCCCCTTTCTGGTGTCGCCGCCGATCTCCACCGTAATACCCTGTATCCTTGACGCTCCCACCTAAAGCACCTCCCCATAACGAAAAAAGGAAGCCCAAAGGCTCCCTGAAAAAATGCAAAAAAATAGACACCTGCTGTCATGGCAAGTGCCTATGTAAAAAATCTATTCTATTTTTCTGCTGTTGTATCAGCCCTGCAAATGAGAAGTTATCTTTTTCTATCGCTTAAAATTTTTTCATTGAATCTATCAAGAAATTCTTTGGAATTGACCCATGTAAGACTCCCATCCTCATTTGTGAAATCATAACCAGACAATTCATATAATGCAGTTGCACAAATATATTCATACATTCCCGCATTCGGACTTTTGTAGATAATCCAATATAACGGCTTCATAGCCGACTCACCCATATTCAGCACTTCATTATATTGTTCACTGTCAAATACCCTTGTCCAACCTTCAGTTATCACTATTTCTGGATTTTCCCGCTCTGCTTCGACTTCTTCTTCAACTAATGCTCGAAGTTTCGTAGCAACTGCTTCTAATACTTCTGCATCTAAATTTTCCAAATAAAGTTCCTCATTAACTCCATCCTCTGTAATTTCAAGCCAACTCAAAGAATCTGTTTCAATAATTTCCTGCGATTCAATATGTTGATTTTTAGTTTCTTCTACCTGCTGAGTTGTATCAGCAGAAATATCTTCAACATCTTTATGGTTACATGATGTTATAAGGAATAAAAAAATTATAATACCAATCATTGAAGTAATCTTTTTCATGAATGTTTTCCTCCGATAAATTGCGACTTGTAAGTCATACTTACAGCCCTTTTCCACTACCAATCATAGCAGAAAAAGGCTGTTTTTTCAATTAAAATGCATCCATCAAGGTCTGATCGCCAAGCACTGCGTATGAAAATGAGTCGTTCCTGCTCTCGCAGTACATATCATTGATAAGCCCGATGGAGAGCAGGTCAAGGTCTGCCATCGAAAGCCCTAGCTGCACACACCGTAAAAGGAACAGCGGCGTGGTCATTTCCCGCTCAGTTGGGCGAAGTTTTTTTTAGCCTCCACATCCGTCTTTACGTTCAGCCCCCACAGTTCTATCAATTGCGGAAGGATCTGATAAATAGAAAAAGTGTTGAAACCGTCCAGCCACTCGTCCACTTCATTGGGAATCTGCGGGTCGGCGTGCTTCGCCATCGTGTAGGCGATATTCTCGAACATCTCCAATGAGAATAAATCGAGGTTGGAATTTTCCTCATCACCCTCACCGATGCTCTTTTCCAGAATCCGCAAATCCTTATAAATGTCACGCTGGAACTTCAAACGGTAAATGCGCGGGATCGCCGCCGATGCCTTAAACAATACATCCTGCCCGTCTATTTCTATTTTTCTGACTATGCTCATATCCTTTCAGCCTCCTTTATCCCTGTCCTTCTGTTTCTGCATCCACCGCTTTGGGTTCCGGCAGATACACGCTCTTATACCAGTTGGCATACGTCTCCGCAGATGTCTTGTTCCCGGTCTTGGCTTTCACATAGCCGCTTGCCAGCGGGCGTGCCTTGATGGTCAGCGTCTCCGTCTGCACCTCCCGGCTCTCCTCATTGGTCTTGCCCTCGATCTTGGGGCGGCTTGCGGAACAGTTATACAGCACATGGCGTATCTTGCGGATGTCGCCGTCAAACTCGAACAGCAGCGCAAAGGCCGCCGTCTCGGAATGGGCGTTCTCCACCAGCACTTCATTATTGTCCGCTTCCTCCTTCAGCACGTCCGTGCGGAAACTTTCAGGAATGAGGGCAAGTTCCAAATCCCCGTCATAGCCCATGTTGTTGGCTATGATGTAATACTCGATGCCGTCCGCATAGAACGATTCCGGCTCCCCGTTGGGGTCTAATGCAATGGAAACCGCGCCGGGCATTGCCACCGGGTTCTCGAATCCGATCTCCCCATTCTCCTGTGTTTTCTGCAAAGCATAGTGGCAGTTGCAGATATTGAATTTCACTTTATTGTTGTTCTTCATTTCAGACCTCCATTTCATACAAAACTTCATACAGCTTTTCCGACTCTATCCACGTTTCCGATTTCCCGTAGAAGATGCCGTATTTCAGCAGGACTGCCTCTATGGTTTCTTCCAGATCGGGATTTTTTAAGTCAGTGTACAGTTCAATGTCTAACTGGTTGATTTTGAAATATGCAATCCCGTCCGCTGCGAAATTGGCAGCTTTGGGATATAAAAATACGAGGAAGGGCGGCTCCGGGGATTCGCCCTCGACAAAGTGGTCATAGGCGAAGGGCAGCCCCATTTCCTCCATCATCTTCAATACTTCCTCATGGCTCATCCTTCCAGCCCCCTTTTGATGCCTTCCTCCAGTTCCCGGATGCCCGCCTGTTCCGCAGGGGCGATATGGGGGAATGCCCGGACCCTCCCGCCGCCACGCTTGGCATGGCCTTTCTCCAGAAGGTGGGTAAGCTGATACCTTTTCTTGTTATGCACCACCAGTTCCAGTGCATTGGCGGTCTCTTTCTGCTTTTTCACAGCCCATCCCTTTTTGTACTGCCCCGTCCGAACCGGGGCATTGGCTTTCACTTCCGATTTCACCGTGTTCCCGGCTTTGGTGACGCAGTCCTTCATCACGTCCGTGGCAAGCCCGGCATACTCAATCAGGCCGTCCATGACCGCCTCCGCCATCTGCTCGATGGATACTTTTCTTTCTGACATTCCTACCTCTTTTCCAAAGGGAGAATTTATTCAGCCTCCCCTCTTTTCCAAAGCCGCCCGCAGCTTTATGGTTTTATTCTGGTATTTCACGTTGTCGATAAATGTGATGTTATACACCTGTTCCCGGAACAGGATGCGGAAATGCTCCGTGTCAATGGCGGCGGCTTCGCTGCAATAGCGGATAAGGAAAAACACTTCTTTCTCCGCATTAAGCTGCGCCGCCTCCCAATACTCCTTCCCGGAAAGGTTGTTCAC